TTATGCGATCCGGTTATTGATCCAGCCGTAAAAGAATTGCTCTTGCGTGGGATTGCGTTCACAAATTTCAATGTAACGTTGGCCTTGCATGATGTTAAGAACGCGAACCAATACCTTTTCACCTTCTTTGCCACGCTTTGCCAAATAGGTTTTAAGTCCATTTAAAGTAGCTGGGCCATAAACACCATCTACTGATAAATCAGGCCAACCTGCTTTACCTTGATTGTTTAGTAGGTTCAATGCACGTTGTAATAAAGGCTTAGCAAATCCAGTACCACAGTTCACACCAGTATCTAATAGCTCTTCCGCCACGGCAGGGCTAATAGCATTTACTTGATCGAAACGTGGTAACACCCAATATTGCTTTTTATAAATTGCCTTTGCGGTTTCGATTGGTAAATCTCTCATGTTGCCTTTAAAACCGTTTGCACGTGCAACCGCTTCGGTAATTCCGTATTTTGTTGCACCACCACGATCAGCTGGATTATTTACATATCCACCTTCGCGCTTAATTAATTCATCAAGATATTGATCAATGTTCATGAGTTGCCACCTTTGCCGCCAATAATAGAAACAAATGCTGCCTTAACTTCAGCAATTACTTCGGACATGCTTTTACCCTTCAGTAATGCAATTGACTGATAAATAATGCCGATTACTAATAGCCCAAAGACTGCGAAAATCAGCATGATGAAGCCTTGAAACATCGTGGAATGATTTAGGTACTCAAAGTGCTCAATGAATGCTGAACCCCCATATAAACTTACCGTCACGCTACAGACGAACTTTGTAATAACCCCCATTGAAACTTTGATTTTCCCTTCCTTATCAATGTCCCCACTTAAAACAAGCGCAAGAATTGCCCCTATCACTGCTGGAAAGATTTTTAAAACCCATGGAATTGCATTTTCTTGCATATGAACCTCTAAAATTATTGGCAATAAAAAAGCCCTAAGCTATTGAAGCAAAGGGCTTGTGATGGTTTGTTGGGTAAGCTAGGTGAAAGTCCAGTTGCCATAAGAGCCAAACACTTCTGTATTGCCGTTTAAATTGTTTTGAAAATCCAACCATGCGCCAATAAATTGCGTGTGTGCTTCAGTGTAATAAGAGCCATCCGCTTTACGAATACGAAGACCCGAAATATTACAACCTTGGCCTACGATGGTTGTTGTGTTTGCCAACCCAATCTTTAACCGGCGGTAATCATTGGCTGTTGCAATATAAATTGCCGAAGCTCCAGATGTATCTATCGAAGGATCTTGCCAGATATAGTTTGCCATGTTCCGTGACGATGCTGTCCATCCGGAATGAAGGGTTATGATGTTGGATAGAAAATCTTTACCAAAAAAATGCGTAGTAAAGTCAAAATCAAGATATGCCCGGTTCGGATCTTCGAACATATAAGATGAGTTATCTTCATAGTTCTGCACTGAGGTTGGAACGTAATAGCCAATTTTACCGGTCGGATCATTGTTAATGATTTTACGAATATCAAAATGACCAAGCTTACCAGTGCTAAAAGCCCCATTCATTGTCATGACAATTGGTAATGACTTATCAGTTACCAACTCTTTGATAGTACATCTAAAGTCACCGCTTCTATGCCAAGCATTTTGCAGTAACGTATTACCACGCAGCTTCGTTACCTGAATCTTGTTTAGGTCAAGGTATCCACTGTTATTATTGCCACCCGCACATATTACAAGTGGTTGTTCGCAATCCTTAATTGTTGTAACACCAGAGAATTCAACTTCATAAGTGGAATCATTTGGAAAGAAATAACAGACAAGTCCGAGCTTACAAGACTCAATCGTAGGTGATGAAATAATACAATCTCTTAAGTGAGATTTTGGCAATCCATCAGCAGCCTCTGGTTCAATGTCAATGCCAGCCTCAGGCGCTTTACCTTTAGTACCATAAACATATGGCAGAAGGATATTTACACGTGTACCAGCACTGAGTGAGATACCATTGCGACCTGCATTTAATACCGTTGGTTCTGAGATAGTAATATCAGTTGGAGTATCATCGGTTATCAATCCCCAGCGACGACCAACATAGATTCCATCGCCCCAAGTATTAACAACTTTTGGCCGATAGATGTAACCTTTTTTGGATTGGTAGTTAGCTATTCCATATCCCCATTCACCCTCAGTCCCTAAATGCTGATCTCTATCACCAGTAATTTGCGGGAACAGAACTTTATAGTTCTCAATGTTTTCAATATGTAGGATTGAATAGGTTGTAAAATCATTTGGTATGATTTTAAAGTTTCCCTTAGGCGTGAAAGTAATGTCGTTATTACTTCGAACGTAAAAGCAAATGTTGTGGTTGGACTCAACAGGAGCAACCATGAATTCATCATCTACAATAAATGGAACATTAAAACTAACAGATAGATCATTAACCATCTGCAACTTTACTGATTGACTCAATGCAGACTGAATGGAAGTTAAACAGAAGTCAGAAGCAAAAAGATTTACTGGCTTTTGCAATATCCAACGGCCAATACCATTTGCTGGTAAAATAGAGTAAATGTCATCAATTGCATTTTCAGCTTCTGATTTATATTCATAAACATATCTATTGTTAACTAGGACTTTTTGTCCATTTTTTCTAACAATCAGTTCCTTTAAACTCTCAATATTTGATACATTTTGTGTCGTTTTATCATTAATTTGCTTTTGGTTTTCCATTCCGTCTGCAATAAATTCAGCAAACCATTCTTTTGATATAGAAATATTATTTAAATTGTCATAAATTTGATTTGTGAAGTCTTCGAGTTGTTGTAATGAAACGCCTTGTTTAAGAATTTCTTGACTTATTAACCAACCAGAAACACCAACTTCCTGAAGCTTTCGCCAAATCGCATCAAAGTCTTTATTTACAGGATCAGGCAAAAAAGATCGATCATAAAGTTGATAATTAGTAGTTCTTGAGAAAGGGGCATCCCTTCTAATTTTAACAATAGCCCCTGAGACAGGGGCACTATTAAAAACCACTGCATCTTTAGCTGCATCTAAATGCCATGAGCCAACTGGGGGCTCTAAATCATCAATAAGAACAATTAAATGATCCTGTTCTAGCACATCAAAATCTAAAGGGAAAACAGTAGTTATCCCATTTGCCGTATATTCTTTATATGGCGTCTGTTCTGGTACTGCCATAGCCTACCCCTAATTTTCGAAATCTAAGGCGGCTTCATGTACGCCACCGTTTGTTCTCCAATTAGGCGATTCTTCATAGTCAGTTTGGTTGAGTGATTTACCAACTCTTTCAGGGGATTCTACGATTGCTCCTGCTAATGAGTCTAAATAGTCATCTGGTTGATCAGTAAAGGCTGGATTGAATTCACGCATTTGTTTCACTTGTGCAGAATCTTCTCCGTTCTCATCTTCTAAAACTGAAACATGCGCCCATAGAAGGCCTGAAATTAAAGGCCCTTCAATGCCATCTAAAATGCGCTTGTTCTTTGATTTGGTTGAGTGCTGCTCTGTTACCCCACATCTTATTCCACGTGTCTTTAATGCGGCTTTTAATGCTGCTGGTGCAAAGTTACCAATACCATTGGTCTCGATAGTGACTTTAGATAAATGAAATTCCTTGATGATGTTGCATAGTTGCCAAACTTGCCCACCTATTACACGGCCATCTGAATCAGTTTCAATCACCTCACCCTTAAGGGCTACTGATCTATGCCAATACTTATTCCCAAGATCATCATGAAATACTAGTGCTGTTGATGAGACGTCAGACTTAAGCTTTCCTGAGGATGGATCCCAGCGGAATGTCGCCCCAACAATTTGACGCTCACCAATCATAAACATAGTGGTTCTATTGGCTCGCTTAAGAACTGGTTCACAGTTATAGGCTATGATTTTATCTGGATCTAAACGCACATCTCCAATAGGCTTGGCATGCATTTGATATTGAGAGTCCCATTCGTTAAGGGTTTTACATTCCTCTCGGCGTGATGCCATTTCTTCAGCATCAAAACGCTCTGCCCAAATGCCTTCTGAATAAAAATCTGCAACATAATGGTCATTCGCCAAAGTTACTTCATACAGATCGTTTACTTTTTTTAGTGTGTAGTCTTGGCCTTTACTAAGGTATTTCGCCCCTTGCCCAATCCCAGCAAAAGCATGTATTGGCTCAAAGTCTAGAAAGTATTTACCACCTGCTAATGCATTCTCAATGCGCTTTTCATTTTCAAACATTTTGAGCACCAATATATCTACTTTACGTAGCTTTTTAATCTTGTCATAAAGTGAGTCATGTGAGTGTGGTGTTCCGATCCAGAGCTTCTTTGCACCAGGAAAGGCAATATGAGTTTGTTCAGATAATCTGTAGGTGAGTTTTTCTCGGGCTTCTGGAGAGCCTGTTGTTTTTGGAGTTTCAACGTCATCGTTTTGGATGAAATGCGCGCGGTGACCTGTTACACCAGAAAGGATGCCTTTAGCCAACATGGTTCCGTAACGGACATCGTCTGTACCTGCTACCCACCAACGTTCCGTTTCACCTTTTTTTCTTTTAACTTCGGCGTTATCAACACAAAGAGGATGCTTTTCTAAGACTAACTTAGTCCCGTTACTACATTTATAAGCATCATCATCTGTAGTGCCTTGGTGGAATATTTGCGTTTCAGGCCAACAGTAAATAACCCATGCATTAAAAACATCAAGAATTGTAGATTTTGAATGCCCACGCGGCATCATGAGCAGTGCAGTACGGCCCTTGATATAGAAGTTTTCTAGGAAAATACAAACAAGGGCATGGAAGTCTGGAACCTTCCAACCCTGTATATCTGCCCAAATTAAAAAGAACGCTAGAAAGCTGATTTTTGGTTTAGTCATCAGCTCATCCGTTGTCTAATTTTTTCCGCTTCTGCTTCTGCTTTTTTAATTAGATTTTGTTCATGTTTCTTTTGCGTGTCCTCATCTTTACTTTCTGGTGGCAATGTTCCTCTGCGATATGCAAGAACTTGCTCAACTTTTGTGATAGCTGAGGCGCATTGGTTTAGACCCTTGTAGAGCCATACTTTATTGCCACGATCTTCAGGTGTTTCAAAGCCGCATTCACTAGCAGCATAGGCAATTTGAATAAGGTCATCTGTCATTTTTTCAGTTAGTTCTTCTAACTCTTTTGTTTGATCATCACGCAT